CACGGTCTTTCAGAAGGGCTCGAAGCCCAGGAGCAAAAAGTGCTCACCTGCTGGCGGCCACCTTCAGCCAAGTCTGCCGTACGGCGGACCCGACACGACTTATTAGGAACAGCCGCATTGATCGAGTTCGGCGGGCTGTACCCGGCAGCCCTCAACCTCACCGACGAGGACGGCAACCCGGCCAACGCCGGGACGGTGACGCTGACGATCACCCTGCCAGACGGCACGGTAGCCACCCCCGACGTCCCGAACCCGCCGCCTGTCACCGGCGAGTACAGGTACGGCTACCCGACCATCCAGGCCGGGCGGCACACCGTCCGGTGGACGACCCTCGAACCGCAGTTCGCGTACACCGACGTCTTCGACGTCAAGGAAGAACTGCCTGGGGCGATCGTGTCCCTGGCAGACGCGAAGAAGCAGCTCGGCATCGCGCCTACCGACACCAGCAGCGACGACGAGCTCCGCGGCTGGCTCGGCGCCTGCACTCGGGCAGTGGAACGGGAGAAGAACGAGGTCATCGTCCGCCGCCAGTTCACGTTCACCGGCTGGAACGACAACCCGCACTCGCTGCGACTGTGGAAAGTGCCTGTCATCAGCCTTGACTCCCTCGCGAGGCAGGATGGCACGCACACGTGGGACACCAGCAGCGACGTGTGGACAGACCCGGAGACCGGCCTGGTGAGGCTGCTGCACGGCGGGACCAGGCTCCGTGGGGTGCTCACCTCAGTCCACACGGCCGGTTACACGATCATCCCGGAGAACATCTACACCGGCTCGCTGATCCTCCTCCAGCACGTGTGGGAGACCAGGAGAGGACCGGGGACGGTCGGCGCTGGCGTGATCGGCCCGGACGAGGCGATGGACTACAAGCAGATGTTCGCCGTGCCCCGCAAGGTCCGCGAATGGCTCGGCGAGCCGCGGCCCTCGGTGATCTGATGGCCGGCTACCAGTCCACAGTCCCCGATGCGATAAACGCGCTGGTCGCCCTGTTCAAGGCATCCCCCCAGCTAGCCGGGATGGGGATCTACGACGGCCCCGAGGTGTCGGCGTCGACTGAGCTGCAGGTCGTCGCGGTCGGTTTCACCGGCGAGCGGATGTCGACGAGCGGCGCCTACCCGGAGCCATCCCAGCCGGTCGTCGAGGCCGAGAACGATGTTGAGGGCCTGGCCGTCAACCCGGTCTCGGAGCGGTACACGATCCGCTGCTGCGCCGCGTGCCTTGACGGCGGCGAGTCGATCAGCGCCGCCCGGACAGGCGCCTATCAGGTGCTGGCCGCATGCGGGTCGGTGATCCTTGCGGACAAGACCCTCGGGGGCGTCGTCCAGCTTGCCACCCTCGGCGCCGGGTCGCTGCTGCAGGATCAGGTTCCCAGGGGCGCTCGCGCGATCGTCGATTTCTCCGTGTCCGTTCAAGCGTTCTCGAAGAAAGTGTGACCCGGTGAAGAAGGCCAACACGCTGCTCGACAAGTTCAACCGGTGGTTCGCGTCGGCGAACGGGGTGTGGCACACGCTCGGGTTCTGCGCGGTGATCGTGGCGGCCGAGTACATCTGGCCGGGCATGGACCCGCACGGGTTCTGGCTGTTGTTCTGGCTGACGGTCTACTCGGCGGTCACCCAGCCGGCATTGGCGTACGTCGGCCGGCAGTCAGGCGAGTACCAGGGCACGATCCTCACCCACCAGGATGCGCTGCTAACCCAGCAATCCGTGATCCTCGCCCACCTGCAAGCGGTCCTGGAGCACATCGAGAAGCACGAGGCATGCGACTGCGTCAAGCCCGAGCTGACGGCCGCCGCGGTGGCCACCGTGGAGGCATGAACTCCTAGCCGCGCTGCCGCTCGTCGGCGACCTGGCGCATGCCTGCCGCGAGGCGGGCCAGAAGCTCCTCACGCTGCCGCCGCTCGTCTCGTGACCTGTCCCAGCCGCGCTTGAACGCCCGGAAGATTCCGCCCGCGGCGACCGTGCCGGCCTTCACCGTGCCCGTGTTGTACAGCCCGCTCATGCCCGCTCGCTCCCTTCTACACCCGAAAGATAACGGAAAGGAACACGCCGATGGCAACTCTGCCAGTAAAGGTGGTGCCCCACGGCGGGCTGAGCCTCGCCACAGGCGACTATGCCGCCGCGACCGATACCGGCGACAAGTCGGCCACCGGCAGCGGCGTGCTGCTGCTCGTAGCGAACGGCGACGCCGCCGCGCACACGGTGACGATCACGATCCCTGAGACCGTCGACGGCCTGGCGGTCACCTCACGGGAAGTCGTCATCCCCGCAGGCGACACGGGCCTGATCCCGCTGCTCGACCTGTACGCCGACCCGTCGACTGGCCTCGCGTCGTGGACATACGACGCGGTCACCACCGTGACGGTCGTCGTCATCCGGGCCGCCTGATGGAGTGGGTCACCATCGAGCATCCCGGCACCGGCGGGCGGGCGCGCGTCGCCCGGTCGGCGCTGCCTTTCCACCTTCGTGCCGGCTGGCAGGAAGCGCCGGACCCGCAACTCGAGTATTCCCAACCAGATCAGTCGGAAATACTCGAGTCCGGGCCTGGCGACGGCCAGGCCGCCGGCCCACAACCGAAGACGTCCCGCCGCCGGGCGGACACCACGAGAACAGGAGAGTGAATCATGGCAGCCACGCCGCTGCGCGCGAGCTCGCGCTACTACCCGCCCGGTACACGACAGGTGTACTGGGTATCCGCGATCGCGGACGTCAGTGCGCCGACCCGCGCCGAGCTGGACGCGGGAACCGACCTGACCGGCGAGATCTCCGCCATGGCGGGATTCTCGGTGTCGTCAGCGACCGTCAGCGTGCCGGACCTGGCCAGCCGATTTGCGCCGGACATTCCGGGACAAATCACCGCCCAGTCGTCCTCGATCACCCTGTACGCCAGCGAGGACAGCCAGGACGTCCGCCAGCTGCTGCCGCGTGAGACCGCCGGCTTCGTGGCGGTGATGTGGGAGGGTGACGTACCCGGCCGCGACATGGACGTCTTCCCCGTCACGGTCACGTCCGCTCCCAAGGACGTGACGACCACGAACGCCGGCACGATCACGATCGACTTCGCTGTCACGTCGACGCCGATCGAGAACGTCGTCATCCCCGAGTGAGCTTCAGCATCCGGGCGACCGGCACGGACCTGCGGACAGTCTCGCGTAAGCTGCGGCAGGTCGGCGACGCGGAGATCAAGAAGCAGTTCCGCACGGAACTGCGGGCCGCCGCGAAGCCGATCGTGCCGGCCGTCCGCGCGTCGATAGCCGCGATCCCCGTCAAGGGCACCAGCGGGTCAACCGGGCTGCGGCGCCGGCTCAGCCGCGCGGTAACGCTGGCGGTCCGCACGACCGGCCGGAACGCGCAAGTGTCGATCCTCATGTCGACAGGGCGGATGCCTGACGGGCAGAAGTCGCTGCCCGCCATGATGGAAGGCACCAAGCCGTGGCGGCATCCGGTATTCGGTAACAGCGACAACTGGGTCGCCCAGGAATCCCACCCGTATTTTTTCCCGGTGATGCGCCAGATGGGCGCCGCCGGCAGGCTCGCGGTTAACCGGGTCGTCAACAAGATCACCCGCGAGATCACCTAGGAAACTTCCGCCGGGGCGGCATCGCGAGCTGCCCTTCTTATCCCGGTGGCGGGCCGGGGAAAGGGCAGGCCACCCCGGCGGAACCCCGCCATAACTCCCGCCATTTAATCCCGCCGAAGGAAAAGGACAGTCAACCAATGCTGCTCTCACGCGACACGATCCTCGCAGTGGAAGACCTGGAAGTCGAAGACCTGGAGGTACCCGAGTGGAAGGGCACCGTACGGGTACGGGCGCTGACTGGCGCTGAACGCGACGACTACGAGGCGTCGATGCACCAGCAGCGAGGCAAGAACAACTACGTCCGCAACCTGGCCAACGTGCGGGCCAAGCTGGTTGTCCGCTGCGTGGTCGACGAGGACGGGAAGCGGATCTTCACCGACCAGGACGCGAACGCGCTCGGCAAGAAGTCCGCCGCCGCGCTGGACCGCATCTTCGAGGTCGCCGCCCGGCTGTCTCGCCTGTCCGAGGAGGACGTTGAGGAGCTGGCGGGAAAATCCGAAAGCGACCAGAGCGAAAGTTCGCCTTCCAGCTAGCCGAGAAACTCGGCATGCCGGTTGGCCTGATGCTGCAATCCATGACGTCAGCGGAGCTGACTGAATGGATGGCCTTCTACCTGGTCCGGCACGAAGACGAGGAAGCGGAAAAGGCGGCACGTACCGGCCAGACGGTATGGAGGCCGCCAGAAACTGAATAGCGGGGGAGGCGCGGTCGTGTCGACGGTATCCGTGATCTACGATCTGATCGGCCGCGACTCCGCCTCCTCAGCGTTCAAGTCGGCGAGCAACTCAGCCAGCTCGTACGAGTCGACGATGAGCCGCGTCTCCAAGGCCGTCGTCATCGCCGGCGCGGCGATTGCCGCCGGGGCGGTCGCGATCGGCGTCGAGTCGGTCAAGTCTGCGGCGTCCTTCCAGAGCGCCATGGAGCGCATTCACACCCAGGCCGACGTAGCCCAGTCGAAGATCGCTGGCCTGTCGGACGGGGTTCTCAAGCTGGCGGGGCAGGTCGGCGCGAATCCCGACTCGCTAGCCGAGTCTCTTTACCATGTTGAGTCCGCATTCGCCTCAGTGGGGATTACTGGGCCGAAGGCCCTGAACCTCGTCAAGATCGCGGCGGAAGGCGCCAAGATCGGCGGCGCCGATCTTGTTGACGTAACTAACGCCCTGGACGCTGCGGTGGCCAGCAATATTCCCGGCGTGCAGAATTACACGCAGGCAATGGGCGCGCTGAATTCAATTGTCGGCGCCGGCGACATGAAAATGCAGGATCTCGCCGAGGCGTTCGGCACTGGAATGGTTGCCACGGTCAAGGGATTCGGGCTGTCCCTGACTGATGTTGGCGCGGCGCTCGCAACCTTCGGTGACAACAACATTCGGGGGAGTAACGCGGCGACCCAGCTTCGCATGGCGGTGCAGGCGCTAGCCGCCCCGGCTAAGGCCGGGCAGGAACAGCTCATCGCCTGGGGCGTTTCGCAGGGCGACCTGTCTCAGGACATGCAAAAGAACGGCCTGCTGGGCGCGCTGGAACATCTAGAGGCGTTGTTCAAGGCCAATGGGGTAACTGCCACGGAGCAGGGCCAGGTCATTACCCAGATGTTCGGGAAGAAGGCCGGCACTGGACTGAACGTCCTCATGGACCAGATGGACCGGCTGAAGTCGAAGTACCCGGCCATCACCGATGGCGCGGATAAGTTCGGTAAGGCTGTCGACGCGAATAACCAGACGGCGCAACAGCAATTCGACCGGTTGCGGGGCGCTCTCGACGCGCTGGGCATCCGGCTCGGCCTGGACCTGCTGCCCCCGGTTACGACGTTCACCCAGTTCCTCACGTCGACCATGCTCCCCGCCGCGGAGAAGGTCGCCGGCAAGGTGGCCGCGATCATCCCCGTGGCGTCGATTGAGTCGAGCATCAAGAAGGTCATCAGCGACGTCGAGAGCCTGTACGACAAGCTGACCGGCACCACGCCCGCCAAGGCGAAGGGCAAGCCGAAGCCGGTCACGGTCACCGTCCCGTACACGGTGAAGGGCATGTCGACCAGCGGCAGCTACTCGTCGATGGTTACCCAGATCTCGAAGCAGGCCGCCACGGCGAAGGTCGCGCCGATCACCATCCCGTACACGCTCAAGGGCATGTCTGGCGCGGCGTCGATCGCCGACATGATCACCAAGCCGTCCGCGTCGGATGTCGCTGCCACGATGCCGTCAGCTGACAGCTTCGGCGACCTGCTGTCGAAGGCGCTCGGCCGGGTCAACTGGGGCAAGCTCCTCGCTGACGTCATCGAGGGCGCGGTCAGCGGGGCGCAGCAGATCGGCGCGGCGTTCCTGACGCTGCTCGGCAAGATCGACTGGACCCAGATGGGCGGCATGTTCGCCAACATCGTCGTCGGCCTGGCGGTCGGGCTGGTCAACAACCTGATCCCGGCGCTGATCAGCGAGGCGATCCACCATCCGCTCGACATGGTGATGTTCATCCTGTCGCTGATCCCGATCGGCAAGGCCGCGGGCATCCTCATCGACATCCTCGACAAGGTGCCGTTCATCGGGCCGCTGGCGAAGTTCTTCCTCGGCCCGGTCGAGAAGGTCGGCGAGATGGTCGAGTCGGCGCTCGGGAAGATGCTCGGCAAGGTGTTCGGGCCGGTCGGCGACCTGATCAAGGGGTCCTTCAAGGACGCCGGATCGTGGCTGGAATCCGTAGGCCAGGACATCATCTACGGCTTGTGGTACGGGGCTGAGGACGCCCTGAAGTTCTACGTGGAGTTCTGGTCGAAGATCTACGACGCCACCATGAAGCCGTTCCTGAAGGCTGAGGTGTGGCTGTTCAACGAGGGCTGGGATATCCTCGACGGCCTGCTCGAAGGGGCCACGAAGCTGTGGACGGAGAGCCTGTGGCCGTGGATCAAGTCGCTTGGCGGCAAGATCATCGGCCTGTGGGTGAAGGCCAACGAGTGGCTGTTCGACGCCGGCTGGGACGTGCTCGACGGGCTGTTCCAGGGGGCCTCGAAGCTGTGGACGGAGACACTGTGGCCGTGGGCCAGGTCGCTCGGCACGCGAATCATCGGCCTGTGGGTGAAGTCCAACGAGTGGCTGTTCACCGCTGGCTGGGACGTGCTCGACGGGCTGTTCCAGGGGGCCTCGAAGCTGTGGACCGACACGCTGTGGCCGTGGGTCCGGGGGATCGGCGGCAAGATCATCGGCCTGTACGTGAAGGCCAACGTGTGGCTGTTCGACGCTGGCATGAAGATCGTCGACGGGCTGAAGTCCGGCATCGTCAGCGGGTTCACGGGCATCGCGAAGTGGGTCAAGGCCGAGATCGTTGACCCGCTGGTCAACGCGGTCAAGTCCTGGTTCGGCATCCACAGCCCGAGCACGGTCATGGCTGGGATCGGCGGGCACCTCATCAGCGGACTGATGAAGGGCCTCACCGCGACCGGTGCCGATCAGATCGCCAAGTACGTGTTCGGCTCCCTGCCTGACGCGCTCGGCGCGATCGTGGACAAGGGCCTGCTCAGCATCGCGGCCCTGCCCAGCAAGGCACTGTCTGCCCTGGGCGGCCTGGCCGGGAACGTCGGCTCCTGGTTCACTAACCTGTTCGGTGGCGGCAGCGGCGGGAACAGCAACCCGAACGTGTCGCTCGGCCAGGCCATGGCCAAGGCGATGGGCTGGACCGGCGGGAACTGGAACGCCCTCTACAACCTGTGGATGGGCGAGTCCGGCTGGAACCAGAAAGCCCTCAACCCTGGCTCGGGCGCATACGGCATTCCGCAGGCGCTCCCCGCGGACAAGATGGCCAGCGCGGGCGGCGACTGGCGGACCAATCCCGCCACCCAGATCAAGTGGGGCCTCGGCTACATCGACCAGGTGTACGGCAGCCCCGCG